AGCGCATTATGAAGTGCCCGCACTGCGGCGGCTCGGGCACGCAGGGCTGGGAGCAGATCTATTACAGCGGCGTCAACCAGTACACCCGCAAGTGGAGCCGCATTAGCACCTACGGCGGCAAGCTGGCCGAAAACTGGACGCAGGCCGTGGCCCGCGACGTCTTTTTCTCGGGCATGAAACGTGCCTATAATGCTGGCTACCGGATCGTCCTGCGCGTGCACGACGAACTGGTCACTGAAGTGCCAATCGACGGGGGGCTGTCATGGCAAGGGCTGGCAGAGTGCATGGCGACCAACCCGAGCTGGACGACTGGGCTGCCCTTGGCGGCTGCAGGCTTCGACGCGCTCCGGTACAGAAAAGACTGAGGCGCGGCATGACCCCGGCAGGCAAGCTACAGGCCTATCTCAAGCAGAAGGTGCAGGGCAGCGGCGGACAGTACCGCAAGGTGCGCTGGGAGGGCCGCAACGGCTGCCCGGACTGCTTCGTCTGGTGGGACTGGCCAGCGGCCGCCTTCGTCGAGATCAAGGCCGAGACCGAGACGTACAAGGACAAGCACAGCGCCGTACAGGCGCGCGAGGTCGAGCGGATGCAGCGCAGCGGCCTGCCGGTTTACACGGCGCGTAATACGTCGGACGTCGACTATATCATCGAGCGAATACGGAAAGGCGAAAATTGACCCGCGAATTCACCCCGCACGACAACCAGCGCGAGGCCCTGCAGTTTATGCACGGTCTGCGCCGCCATGGGCTGTGGATGCCGATGGGCGGCGGCAAGACGGTGACCACGCTGACCCACCTGACGCAGGCCGACGTGCTGGAGCCAGTGTTCCCGGCGCTGGTCCTCGGGCCGAAGCGGGTCATCCAGTCGACATGGCCCGACGAGGTGGCCAAATGGGCGCACACGACCCATCTGCGCGTGTCGGTGGTCACCGGCAGCCGCAAGGACCGCGAAGCCGCCCTGCGCGTGCCTGCGGACCTGTACTGCATGGCCTACGACAACCTCGACTGGCTGGTCACCCATCTGGGCGACAGCTGGCCCTTCGTGACCGTGGTCGCGGACGAACTGACCCGGCTCAAGTCGTTCCGGATCCGGCAGGGGTCGAAGCGCGCCGGGGCGCTGGGCAAGGTGGCGCACAAGCAGGTCAAGCGCTTCATCGGCCTGACCGGCACCCCGTCGCCCAACGGGATCAAGGATCTCTGGGGCCAGACGTGGTTCATCGACCAAGGCGAGCGGCTGGGGCGCACCTTCAGCGCCTTTGAGCAGCGCTGGTTCTACAAGGGCTACGACGGCTACAGTCTGGTCCCGCACGACCACGCGCAGGCCGAAGTGATGGAGCGGGTCTCGGACATCTACCTGACGGTCAAGAGCCTGCAGGTGGACGAGCCGATTACCGTGCCGATCTACGTCGACCTGCCGCCGGACGTGCGCCGGGCGTACAATCAGGTCGAGAAGGAGTTGTTCGCCGAGATCGAGGTGGCCGGGGTCGGCGCGCTGGAGATCGAGGCGTCGAACGCAGCGGTGCGGTTGGGCAAGTGCCTGCAAATCGCCAGCGGCGCGGTCTTCGAGGAAGGCGGCAAGGTCTGGAACACCCTGCACGACGCCAAGCTGGAGGCGTTGGAGAGCGTGGTCGAGGAGGCGAACGGCATGCCTATTCTGGTGTCCTACGCCTACACGCACGAAGCCGAGCGGATCCTGAAGCGGTTCAAGTCGGCCAAGCTGCTGGACGACGACCCGAATACGATCAAGCGCTGGAACGAGGGCAAGATACCGATGCTGCTCGCCCACCCGCAGTCGGCTGGGCATGGGTTGAACCTGCAGGACGGGGGCAATATCCTAGTCTTCTTCGGGCTGACGTTCAACCTCGAACACTACATGCAGATCATCGAGCGGATCGGACCGCTGCGCCAGAAGCAGTCCGGCTATGACCGCCCGGTCTATCTTTACCACCTGCTGGCGCGGGACACATTCGATCTGGTGGCGATGGACCGCCTGAGCGGCAAGCGCAGCGTGCAGGACGCGCTGCTGGCATATATGGAAAGGGGCATACAAGATGAAGCTGCTTGAAAACGGACGGTACGTTTGCAAGTCGTGCGGCCTGTCGTGGGAGAAATACAGCGAAGCCGCGAACTGCTGCGCGAAAGAGGCGGGCGCGGTGCACCCGGGTAAGGTCGAAATCATCGGTCTGCAGCCGGGGCCGGTGGTCGAGCTGCCCGAAGAGCCGACTGTGACCTACGCCGACACGGTGCCGGAGCCGCTGGCTGCGGAACTGCTGGGCCGGGCCGCGCGCCATATGCACGACCGGGCCAGCACCTACGACGAGCCGGGCGGCGAGCGATCCATGGGCAAGGCGGTGTCGGCGTTCAACGCCATCACCGGGCGCAGCCTGACCGAGAGTGAAGGCTGGCTGCTGCTGCAGGTGCTGAAGGACGTGCGCAACTTTTCTCGGGAAAAGCCGCATCAAGATAGCCTAGAAGATTGCATCGCGTATGCGGCCTTGAAAGCAGAAGCAGAAATGTGTAGACTGCGTGAATGGGAAGACCAGCAAAAGACATAACAGGACGCGTGTTTGCGCGTCTGACCGCACTCGAAAGAGTAGGCACCCACGCTGCGGGTAATATAGTATGGCGCTGTCGCTGCGAATGCGGCGGCGAAACACGCGCCACTGCGCGCGCCCTTGAGAAAGGAGATACAGTTTCGTGCGGCTGCTACCGCCGGGAGCGGGTAACCAAACACGGCATGAGCCACACGAAACTATACCACGTTTGGTCGGCTATGCTGGCTCGGTGCTACACGCCTAGCCGGAAAGACTATAAATGGTATGGGGCTAAAGGAACTTACGTCTGTTCAGAGTGGCACGATTTTGCGCCATTCCTCTCGTGGGCGAAAACGAGCGGTTACGCGGAAGGGCTGACCATAGAACGCAAGGACGTTGAGGGTCACTACACCCCCGAAAATTGCTGCTGGATACCGCTCAAAGAGCAAAACCTAAACAAACGAAAAGCTGTCAGGTGGCGGCACGGAACTATGACAGGTTACGCAAAACACCGCTGTAGGTGCGATTTATGCCGTGCAGCCAATGCGGAAGCCGCAAGAAACCAAAGAAAGCGCCTACGCGGCCCTGAAGGCCGAAGCCAAGAGCAAAGGCCTTTAAGCCGCCCGCTTAACCGCCAGACCGCCGCGCGCATAGAGCGGACGCTTCGCTGAAATCATGCCCTGCACCACTTCGTCTGGTTCAAGGCCGGTCAAGCGGCTCGTCCGTTCGATGGCGTCGTTGACAATGTCGATCATCGGGCGCGGCGTGTAATTGGCTTCCTTGGGCAGCTTGATCCCCGCCCACATGACGTCCTGCGCTTCAGCCGGGGCGACGCCCAGTTCCTTGGCCAGCTTGCCCAGCGCGCCTTCGTAGATCCCGTAGGTGTTGGTCGGCGGCATCTGCAGCTTGGGATCCCACGCGGACATCATCTGCTCGTCCAGCGTCGCGCGATTGGTGTCGCCGAGGAAGTTGGCCGAGAAGTTGAACCGCTTGGGGTTGGAGACCGACAACCCCTCGCCCTGCCGGATCATCCGGTCGTGCTGGCGGGCGTTGGGGATGGCCCCGTACTTGCCGCCGCCAATCGGGTAGGGCAGGTCGTACGACGCGAGCGGGACGTCGCCGCCCTGCTCGGTCAGGTAGTTCATGTAGTGCGCCAGCCGCAGGTTGGACGCAGGGTCCATGCCGCCGGTGGTCGCGGCCATGGCGTCGGCGAAGTTGCGCTTGTAGGCGTTGGCCCCGGCTTCCGGTCCGAGCGCGTCGAGGAACTCTTTCTCAAGCTGGCCGGTGGCGTACCACTGCGCCGCGCCGGGGTGTTCGCTGCCCCGGGCGTAAGCGGCGCGGAGCCGGTCAAACACTCCCGGGTCGTTGGCCCGCGCCTCGTACTGCGCGATGGTGCTGTCCTTGGCGGGTTTGATGTTGAGCGTGTTGCCCTGCAGCGCGTAGCGGCTCGGGTCCGCGTAGAAGCGCTCTTCCGGGTTGAAGTAGGGCGTGTAGCCTTCGGCCATTTCCGCCGTGATGCGCTTGATGTCCTTGGCGGCCGCTTCGGCTTCGGCGCTCTTGCCCTTGCCGAGAAACTCCTTGCCGGTGCGCTTGTCGACCTGCTTTACCGGAGGCGCGACCTTGGGGTAGCGCACGGCCAGATCGGCCTTGGACGCAGCGCTGGGCGCGCGTTTGGCCGCGCCGGTAACGCGTTTGACAATCGCGGGGGCCTTGGCCGCGTCTTTCGCGGCGGCTTTGGCGGCCAGTTCGCCCTCACCCTTGGCTGCCTTTTTCGCGGCCTTGACCGCCAGCTTCGAAACGATACCCATTACTGCGCGCGGCCCCCTTCGGCAAACTTGCGCCGCCAATCCGTGATTGGCCCGGCGTCAATTGGTGTTACATCGGTCGGCCCGTACAGCGCGGCTGCGCGCCCGGGTCCGAAATCGCTAAGGTACCCGGCGTAGCCCCGGTCCTTGATCCAGCGCTCCATGTCAGAGGTAGCGCGGCCTCCGCGCAGCTGGTCCGCGCCTTCGATCAGCTTGTTACCGACCACCCAGTCCGGGAGCGTCGGCTTGTAGGCGTTGAGGTTCATGGCCTGCGCCATCTGCCGCACGCGTTCCGGGTCGTCGTTGATGTCGTACAGGCCTTCCAGCTCGGTCTGGTAGGCGTAGCGCGGCCCCCGGCGCATTTCGTCGCCGATGACGCCCATGACGACCGGCTCCGGGCTGACCGTGCCTTCTGGCCCGACGTACATATAGGTCCGGTCGGGCTGTGCACCCTTGGTATAGGCGTATTCCGCGCCGCGATGGCCGGAGCCGTAGAAGCTCGGGTCGAGCGTCGACAGGCCGGGCTGCGTGCTGATGTGCACGCCGCGACCGCCGGTGGCGGCCAGCTCGTCCGGCGTTACGCCGACCTGCGGCAGTTCGCTCTGGCGCAGGATCCGCTGCAGCTCTTCCTCCGGCGGCAGCTGGTCGAGGTACTGCGGCAGGTCGCGCAGACCGAAGGTCTCACGGCCCTGCTCGGCGATCCGGCGCTCGATAAGCTGCTTCTGGGCGATGCGGTAGGCGCTGAGCGCGTCGGGGTCGTTCCGGACCGAGCGTCCGGTGAACTGGCCAAGGTTGTCCCCCAGCGGCTGACCGCCAGCCAGAGCCTCGTCGCGCAGGCGCATGTTGACGTCGAGCGCGACCGGATCGAGCTGGATCCCCCACTTGTCGGCCAGCGCCGCGATGTCGCCGCGCGGTGCCCCGGCGCGGAACTGGTCGGCCATCAACCCGCTGCCCAGCGTGTCGCCGCCTTGGACGTAGAACATCGCCGGGTTGAAGTCGCCCCACTCGGCGGCGGCAGGACCGAATAGCGACCCTTCGCCGCCCGACAGGTGCTGCGCGATTGCGTCCTGCCGGAGCAGGGCGCTCAGGTCGGTGCCGCTGGCTTCGTCGAACGGCTTGTCGACGTCGACCACCAGCGTCGGTTCGCTCTGGGACACGACGCGGCGGACGTTGAGCGGCTTGCGCCCGGTGCCGCGCACGGCGTCCAGCGCCTCTTTCGGCTTGATCGGCTTGCCGCCGATCTTGGTCGACGGGTTCAGGCCGATGTTGATCGTGGCCTTGCGCTCGGGCTTGGGCGCGGGTTTGGCCTTCGGCTTTGGCACCACCTTGCGCTCGGCTTTTTTGGCCGCGACGGACAGCGCCCCGGCGGTGTCTTTCTCCGCCACCCCTGCGGCCTTGCGCGCGGTTTTAACCGCCAATTTGGAAAGGATGCCCATGGCCTACTTCTTAACACTCATGGGGTGCTTACAAAAGCACCGATCTGCTGCGACACGCCCGCCGATGGCGAAACCCTCGAAGTGCGGAGCGATGCTGGCCCACTCTTCAGGGTCCATATAGTGCAACCCCGACGGGTCATAGACACGGCGCGTTGGGACCATTTCGCGGCTGCCGTAAGCCCGCTGCATCGTCGTGGTCTCAGGTATAGCAGCGATGCCCTCTTCAGCCTGTTGCGCAGTGATGTAACGCCCGTCGGGCAACTTGACCAAGCCAGTATTGCTCAGATCGCCGACGTTGCCCCACTTCCCGCTCTTCACGAAGTCCTGCACGAAGGGCAGGTAGTCGTCCTTCGGCGCGCGGTTCTGCTTGCCCTTGATCTGTACGATGCTCTCTGGCGCAGTAGCGAGCCAATCTTTTTTCAGCTCGTCCACGCGTTCGTCGATAGAAGACCAGAAATCCGCGTCATTTACGCCGGGGTTTAGCTTGATCCCCCGGGCTTCTGCTTCTGCTCTCGCTTGAGCGCTAAGTTTGTCGTAAGCTTCTGGTGGAAGGTAATTCCCTTGGGGCGCGGTCTCAATCGTTACGTGCGGCTCGCCCTTGGCGTCGCGCAGCGAGAAAATGCGGCTGCGACCACCAAGCACGTCGTCGCAGTAGCCGCCGACGCAGTGGCCCATGGTGTCGCCCTCGTACTTCAGGGCCTGCTGTAGCTGGTCGGCGTATAAGGTAGACCGGATGTTCTGCAGCGCTGCTTCGCGGCTCATTTCCGCCGTCATCTCCGCGCCCTGCGGGTCGTATATGACGTGCCCGGGGCCGTTCAGAAAGACACCCGGCTGCTCTTCTATCCGGTAACCCCCGAGGTCTTCAGGAACATCGGGGGCCTTCAGCTCGACCCAGCGCAGCCCCATCGGGTTGTTCTCGGCGTACTCCTTGAAGGTGTGGATCGCCGGGTTGTTCAAGGCGCTGAGCTGGGCCTGCTCGGCCTGCTTCGCGCGCCACTGGTTGATCTGACCGACACGTTCGGCGGCCTGCGCGAAAGACATGCGCCCGAGGCTCTCAGGCCGCACTGCCAGATCCGCCGGGATGCCGCTGGCGTCCGGCTTCAGCGCGTTGACCATTTCGTCGCGGATGTGGCTGAGCGCGCCAATCGTCTCTTCGCGCGGCCAGAAGCCATAGATGTTCTCGGTCGCGGGCATCTTGTTGACCCACGGCATCGCCGCCAGCGTCTCGTCACGCATCCCAGTCTCGGCCGCCTTCTGACCGAACAGAAGATCCTGCAGCGGCATCGGGACGATGTCCCGCTTGACCCGGTTGCTCCACTGCGCGGCGTTCTCCACACCCTGCAGATAGCCCTGATCAGCCAGCGCACGAAGCGGATCGTCCGGTGTGGCAAAGTCGTTCTGGATGTAGCGCGGGAGCGCCTTGTCCCACCAGTCCGCGAGCGCCTTGTCGGTCGGGTCCGAGCTGAACCGCGCGCCGAGGTAGATGTTTTCCTTCGCCGAGGCGGCGGGGTTCATAACGGCGAACGGGCTTCCTTCGGCCCACCACTGGCCGCCGCGCGGCTTGGCCGCAAAGTCAGGCAGCCCCGGTCCCGGCTTGGGCAGCGCGAGAGGTTTGGGCGGCGCGGGCAGCGCTTTAACCTTGGGCTTGGCGGCGAAGGACTTGGCCGCTCTTACCGCCGTCTTTTCGACGTCCTTCCCGGCGGTGGTTGCGGCGCGCTTTTCGGCGGCCTTCGCGGCTTCCTTAGCAGCCTTGACAGCGAAGCGGGAAAGGCGGCCCATTACTTCTTCCTCTTTACGGCGAGACCGCCGCGCTTCCGGCGCATGACCTTGCGAGTGGCGGAGCCGACGCCGGGAACGGCTGCGGCGGCGGGAAGCACGCTCAGCGCGTCGACCATGTCGCGGGCTTTCTGGGCTTCTTCGTCCTCGGCCGCGTATGGCTCAAGCATCTGCGAGCCTTCGCGCATGGCGGCGTAATCGAACGGAGCCGACGCTAGAGCCGTGATGGGGTTCATGTACACCGCGTTCTCGACAAGCGAGCCGTAGGGATCGTTCACGAAGGCGTTATACCCGCTCTTCGCCAGATCCGCCACGTCACCCGCGATAGCGCGGGGCGTGTTTTCGCGGAAGTATTTAGTTACTGCTCGCGCCGCAACAGGGGCTTGCCGCTTTGCTGCGGCGGGGATGGCCTGCGGTTTGTAAGCCGCCGCGCCCAGCCGCACCGGCATCTGCACGTCGTCCGGCTTACGAGCGCCGCGCCCCCCGGCCTGACGGAAACGGTTCTCGTTGGACCGCACACCAGCTTCGACGACAGCGCGATTGCTGCCGAGCGGCTGCAGGTTGCGGCGAATGCGCTCTACTTCCTGCGGCGAGCGCCCCTCAATGTTGCGCGCGACCCATGCGACGGCGTTGGCGGGGGTGACGCCGTATTTGTCAGCGAGATCCGCCGCAGCTGCGACAATGTCGTTGCTGCGGCGGCTCGCCGCCATTAGGAGATCGTCGTACCATGCAGTCTTCTTGGCGGGCACGGTTACTTCCTCCGGTAGCGGTTGAACATGGCGACCTTACCGCCTCGACGGAAGCCCGGGATCTCCTCTTCATCGACGCCGACGTCCGGGGCGGCTTCGCCCTCGGCGGCCAGCAGCGCGGCCAGCGGCACGCGCTCGCCGTTCGGGCCGACGAACTCCTTGGTCTTGGGGTCGTAGCTCACGCCCGGCGGCAGATCCGAAAGACCCTGATCGGGCAGCGCCGACGCGGTCGGCATTTCGAAGGCGGCGGGCTTGGGCGCGCTCTGCTCGACGGCCGGGGCCATGCCCTGTAGGCGGTAACGCTCGACCATGTCGCTCAGCGACTGGTTCTCGACGTCCTGCGCACGGGATCCGAACTGGGCCGCCGCGAGGCTCTGCGCCGGGTACTTGCGGTACAGGTCGGCAATCGGCTGCGCCTTGTCGGCCACGGCAGCAGCGCCGCGCTCAGCGGCACCGAAGCCGCGCCCGGCGTAGTACGAGGCCTCGCCCATGGCGCGCGGCGAGAACAGCGGCAGCGTGGCCAGCAGCGTCGGGTCAAGCATCATCGGCGCGTTGGGGATGGAGGAGGCCAACACCCCGCCGATACCGCCAGCGGCCGCTGACCCCGCCGGGACGTTCATCACGCCGCGCGGGGTCCACGAATTGATGCTCTGGGCCGACAGCGTGTCCATGAGCTGGCCCTGCGTCCGGCTGTCGAGCAGGTCGGCCAGCGTCTGGCGGTAGCCGTAGTTGGTGTTGGCGTTGTTGCGCAGGACCGACTGCAGCTTGCGCAGCTGGGTATCGACCTGTGCGTTCGGGTTCATGCTGAAGGTCTTGCGGACCTGCGACAGGACTTCCGACGCGTCGGAATAGTTCTTCATCGTCGCCGCGTAGGTCGGCACCTGATCAGCGATGGCCTGCTTGACCGACTGGTAGACACCGCGTGCAATACCAGCGGCCTTGCGGTCGTTCTGCACGGCGGCGTTGTCCGCCACGTCACCCAGCCGCTGCTTCAGCGCGTCCATGCCCTCGGGGGTGTGGAACTCAGCCGGGTCCAGACCGCGCCAGTCGTCGACGATGGCCTTCATTTCGTTGTAGACGGAGGCCGCGCGGGGATCCTTGACCTCGCCCTTGTAGTAGGCGCGGCTGGCCAGATCGTCGAGCGTCTGGTCGATCCCGTCGAAGTCGAGGATGGTCTTGTCGTTGCTGACGTCGATCATGCCCGAGCGGTACGCGTCGCTGGCTTCCTTCTGCAGCTTGGCGACGGCGTTCTCGGCCATCGAGATAGCCTGCTCGGGCGGAGCGCCGCGCATCTGCTCGACAAAGTTGGTGCTGCGCGCGGTCGGCGCACCGGCGCGGCCCTGATCGCGTCCGGCTTGGAAGGCGCGGCCGAAGCCCTCGCCGCCCTGCACCCCGGTGGTCAGGCCCATGACATTCTTCGTAGCGGTCGGGACGCCTTCGGTCACCGCCGTGCCTGCCAGATCCTTGACGGCCTGCGTGCCGCGCGGCGAGATCTTGTTGCCCAGCGTCTCGGCACCGCGCAGGGCGTTCTGACCGACCATCATCGGGTCGACAGCCTTGCCGATGTCCGCAACCGCGCGAGCGGTCTTGCCCAGCACACCCGGCGCGCGGGCACCGGCGGTACCACCTGCGGTCAGGACGACCGACAGGTCGCCCAGCAGCCCGAGCGGATCCTGCGAGAAGGTCTTGACCGGGTCGCCGTAGCGGTCTTCCATGGCCTTCGCCAGCGCGGTGGTCATCGGCCCCTTGGGGTCGCCGCCAGCCATGCCGATCAGTTCCCCTGCCAGATCGGTCGTGGTCTTGATCGAGCCGTAGCGCTCGCCTTCGGTCAGGCTGATCAGCGCGTCGACCGGCAGCGCCGTGATACCTTCGATCAGCTGCACCGCGCTCTCGGGCACGTTCTTGCCCGCCTGCATCAGCACCGCGCCGAGGCCTGCGTTCTCCTGCGCCATCTTGTCGATAGCGCTGTAGTCGATCTGGTTCGGAGCCTTGGCCCGGACTTCGGGCGGCACGTCCTTGTAGGTCTCGGCAATCGCCGCCGCGTTGCGCGACGCGGCGTCTGCGGCTTCCTCCGGCTTGATCAGGCCTTCCTGCACGGCGAGATCCGCCGCCAGCTTACCGTAGCCTTCCGGGGTGAACTGCGGGCTGCGCACGTACTCGATCAGCTTGCCCTCGCTGTCGGGCGAGAAGCGGAAGCCTTGGATAGCCTCGCCGCCGACGCGGTTGATCGAGCCGGGCAGATTGTCCGGCACGGTCGGGTCGAGGCTGCTGCCAGCCGGGGTGCCCGCTTCGGACGAATAGTAGTCCTGCTTGGCCGTGATCTGCTCCGGGCTGAACTGCTTGGCGTACACGCCCAGCGCGGCGTTGATCTGGGCCGGACGGTAGCCGCCCGCACGCAGCGTGGCCGTGGTCCGGGCCAACGCCTTCTCGACGATCTCGCGGCGGGCCTTCAGGTTCTCGCGTACGAGCTTGGGGTCCATGCCCGGGGTGACCGTGGTTGCGGCCCACGCTTCCTTTTCGCCGTTGGTCAGCGACGCGCCGAAGTACTTGTTGCGCTCGATCATGTCGAGGCGCGCCATTTCCTGCCACCACGAAGCCTGCCCCGGCGTGCCGAAGCCGGAGAACTTGCGCTGGACTGCGTTTTCAGCCGAGCCGAGCGTGTCCAGCGCGGCCCCGGCGTAGTCGTCCTTGAACGTCCGCGTCAGCTTTTCAAACATGCCGAAGCTGGTGACGAGGCCTTCCAGATCGCTTCGCTCGTCCTTGCCCAGCCGCTCGCCCTTGCGCGCCCGGTTGATTTCCTGCCGCAGCTTGAGGTTGCGCAGCAGGTCACCTTCAAGGTCCGCTGCGGCCTTGGGCGCGACGTAAGGCAGCTCGGCGCTGCCCTTGGCGGCGCTGACCCGCGACGACGCAGCCGAGGCCTCCGAAGAGCCGATGCTGGCGTTGGTCTGGCGTTCTTTGCTGGTGGGGCCTGCGCCGCCGTATTCTTCCCAAGGACCGGCCATTGCTTACACCTTCTTCCAGCTTTTTTTGCTCGCCGGGTCGCCGCCGATGTAGCGGTAGCCGTCACGAACTTCGCCCAAACGGGGCGGGGGTGGTATTACCGGCAAACCGCTGTCCATGTCGACCAGTTTACCCGTGATCGGGTTAAACCCGGTGCGAGCTTTCACCGGCTTGTTGACCGCCGCGTAGGTCTTGAGCAGGTCGGTCAGGGTCTTCTGCCCCGCACCGGCGCGCTGGAAGCGGCCCTGATCGTACTGCGCCTGCAGCGCAGCCAGCTGCTCCGCCCGGGCGTTCTCTGCCTGCCGCTTGGCCTTCTCGACGTCTTCGAAGCTGCCGACGATCTGGCCCATGGCACCGGCAAAACCCGGCACCGAGCGCGGCGAGAGCAGTGCCCGGGAAAGCGAGAACAGCTGCTCGGCCGTGTTCGGCCCGCGATACTTCTCCTCTAGCCGCGCCTTGGCTTCGGCGAAGCGCTGGGCGGCGGTGCGCTCGTACTCGGCCTGCTGCGCCAGCGACTGGCGGTACAGCTGGTTGAACGCCGCCGGGTCGCTCAGCTTGGTGAAGTCAACATCACCCGCGCCGAGATCCTCGTCGTCTGCCTCCGGCTCTTCAGGGGCCGTAGTAGCTTGCGTTAGGCCGCCCGGTTCGTCGTACACGGGCTGCTGGCCCGGGAGCGGCGGCAACTCAGCCGTAGATCCGTTCGGGTCGACTTCGTAGCCGTTGGCTGCGGCCCACTGCAGCGCGTCGCCTACGGTGCCAAGCTCTTGTGCTTTGGCGTTCAGTTCTCGCATGGAAATGTACTGCGGCATCAGAAGACCCCCAAGCTGCTCAGGATCCCGCCGATACCGGAAATCGCGCCAGCAATAGTCTCGGCCGTGCCGGGCTTGTACTGCGGCGCGTAGCTGGTCGGCACAATGCCTTCTTCAGTCGTCGCCGTCGGCACGCCCGCCTTGATCCCGTTGAAGGTGGTGAGCATGTTGTTGATCTGCTCCTGCGGGTAGCCCTGCTGCCGCAGGAAGTCGGCGTAGGCCGTGTCGATGTTCTTCTGCGCCTGACCCTGCTGCAGCGCGCCGAGCTGACCCAGCGCGCCCGCACCGGTGAGGCCGAGCTGCTGTGCCTGCGCGCCGAGACCGGCGAGCTGTTCGGCACCGGCAAGCTGCTGCGCGTTCTGCTGGTAGCCGAGATTGCCAGCCGTCTGGGCGAGCTGGCCCATGCGCGACAGGTCGGTCTGCGCTGCGCCCAGTGCGCCGGTGTAGCCAGCCTGCAGGGCCGCGCTCTGCTGCCCGAGGATGTCGTCGCTAACGTCGCGCACGGCGCGGGCTGTGTCGGTCATCATGCCCGAGGGCGTACCGGCACCCGGCTGGCGGCCGCCGAAGCCGAGCTGACCGGAGGCGATGTAGCGCCCCTCGATCCCCGGCATGATTTTCTCGTTCAGGTTGCGCACGCCGAGATCAGCGATGCGGTTGACCACGGCGTCCTGATACGGGTTCATGTACTGCTGCACGACGCCCGGAGCGGTCTGCGCCGCGCCGCTCAAGTAGGGCTGCGCGACGTTCAGCGCGCCCGGCTGCTGCATGGCGTTCTGGGTCGCCTGCGTAGCCTGCCCGAGGGCGGGCTGGTAGGCGTTGGCAGCCTGACCCGTCAGGTCGAAGGAGGCCTGCTGGGTCGGCGAGAACTCAGCGACGCGCGGTCCGGCGTACGGCGTGTACGGCATCGTGCTGGCCGCGTTCTGGTTGGCCAGAACCTGCATCGCGTAGTTGGTGTACCAGTCCGGCAGAATGGTCTGGCTGGTCTTCGACACGGCCGCCGAGCCAGCAGGGATCTGCCCGTTGGAAAGGAAATCAGTCAGAGCCATTACATTCGTCCTCCGGCCATATAGTGTTCTGGCCCTTTTGCGTCGGCGCTGATCTCGCCCTTGGCGAGGCGTTGGCCTTTGTGCTTGCGTACGTTCACGCGGAATTTGTCGAGCAGGTCCGCGCCTGCCTTGTTCGATCCGTTGCCGAGCAGGGCCACGGTCTCTGCGTCGATGACGTATTCGCCATCGGACAGCATCGCCGGGATCTGGTCGTCGCGCCCGTCGCCCGGGCCTTCGACGTAGCGACTGTCGCCGCCTTCGCTGTAGCCATAGCCGGTCGAGCCGCCTTCAGCGAAGCCCTGCGGAGGCAGCCCGAGCTGTTGGCGCAGGCGCTGGACCGTGTTCGGTTCGTAGCCGGTATAGGCTTGGCTGGTGTTCGGCTGCTGCAGCGGTACCGAGTTGAAGAAGCTCTGCTCCGGCCCATAGCCGTAGCGGTACCAGTCCTGCTGCGTGTTGAGGCCGCTCTGCGACGGTGCGCGAGCGCCGGTGGTGCCTGCGGTCAGGCCCGGCATATTCGCGCCGGGGAGCTGTTTGTTGAATACCGGGTTTAGCCCACCCATGTTGCCCGAGATAGTCGCTCCGCTGCCGGATCCGTTGCCGTCAAAAAGCTTACCAATGGTGCTGATCCCGAGGCTGGCGAGACGGATGTAGTCCATGGTCGACAGGCCGCCCGTGCTGGGCAGCGTCGTTCCGGCCAGCGGCGGGACCACCACCGACGTAATCGGCGGGACGATTTCGCCGTTCAAGATCTCCGAAGGGGTTTGACCTTCGACCACGATTTCGTCAGGCGTCGGCGTAGCGGTAGTTCCGCCCCCGCCGATAGCTGCGCCGCCCCCGCCGATAGCGCCAAGGCCCGCGCCGATCTCCGGAACAGTCAGGCCGCCGGTCGGAGCGGTTACAACAATGTCACCCGGGAGCGCGCCACTGGTAGCTCCCGCTCCCGCGCTACCTCCGCCCAAAGCACCAGTAGCCGCGCCCAGACCGCCCAGTGCGCCCGCCCCGAGCGCTGCGGTCCCAAGCGTTCCAAGGCCGCCTGCTGTGCTGCCCAGAACAACAATTTCTGGAACAGCGGCTGCTAAACCCGCTCCCGTAGCGCCGAGACCGGCGGCGGCGGTGCCAGCAGCCGTACCTGCGGCGGTGCCAGCAGCCGTACCTGCGGCTGTCCCCGCAGCGCCGCCAGCACCGGGTACCGCGCCGAAGGCCCCGAGGCCTGAAGCGACGCCGAGAGTGGCAAGTGGCAACGCTATCTTCAGGAAGTTGCCAAACCCGTTGGCGTCCGGAACGTGTTCGTAGCGCTGCATCCAGTCTGTGCTGTTCGGCGCGGCGGTTTCAATAGCCCAGTTTGCCTTGTTCCCGCTCTGGTCCATAAGGCCTGAAGCGAGGTTGGTTATGTTCTGTCCCGCGTCGTAGCCGGTACCCGAGTACAGCACATCGCCGGTCGAGCGGTCGATCAGGCGGTACTGGCGGGTGGGGTCGAACTGCAGATTGCCGGAAGCCCAGTTTTCGGTGCCCGGGTTGAAGTTGGCGTAGAACTGGTTCTGTAGCGGCGTGGCGGCAAGCTGCTCGACCTGCGTGTTGGTCAGCGGCATCGCCGCGCCGGTGCGGGGATCCGTGGTCGCGCCGATCAGCGAGTGCGACAGATCGTAGCCCGTCTGGTTGTTGCTCAGGTATTGGTTTGCGTTGTAATACTGCTGAGCGGCCGTGGGGCTGTAATTGAAATCCGTGCTAGTGTCGATCCGCTCGAGGCGCGGGCTTAGCTCGCCAGTTGCCCCGAAGCTGCGCGTAGCGGCTTGGTCGTACGCACGCATGGCCGCGTCATGCAGCGTCTGGCTGTAGTCGCTCGGCATGGCCGAATAGGACGCAGTCTGCACCGGCTGCGCGGTAGGTTGTGTTTGCGTACCGGTCGCGGAAACGGTCCCCGGGGTTCCGCCCAAGAGTTCGCCAGTAAAACCGGGAATGTAAGTCTCGTACATCAACCTGCACCTTCAAGCATCGGATAAGCGCGCATTGCCCAGTCACGCCAGTCCGAGAACTGATAAGGATCAGGAAGGGTGCGCTGCGTAAATGGCGACGCGCGTACAAGCCCCATTGCCCAATCGCGCCACGCAGTCTCGTCCGGAGGAACACCGAAAGACCACGCGTCGCCGACTGCCAATATAACAGAACTTGCCCAGTCTTGCCAAGCCATTCCCCGAGGATCTATCATTAGCCCAACGTCGTCCCGTCGCCCGGCTGGACGTGGGCCAGAATGAGGCCCATCTGGTAGTCCCCGCCAAGGGTGTTGCTCTCGAAGCGGAAGCGCAATTCGCGGCGCTGCGTCTTCAGGAAAACGACCTGTTCCTGCGGCGTCTGCGGGTCCGCCACGAAAGTCATCGGCTCGCCGTTGACCTCGGGCGCGCGGGCGTTGGCCCGGCCGTGTACGGCTACTGTCATGTCCCCGCTCTGGACAAAGTCCGGCTCAAGCATAAGTACCTGCAGGGCGCGGTTCATCTGCCCGGTCGCTGGCAGCGAAATATCTGCCGTCTCGAAGTACGACTGGATCGGGTTGAGGTTCAGCCCGTCGACGGCGTCGGTGCCGATTTCGTGGACCCAGAACTTGTAGGGCTGCACGAAGGTCAGGTCGAACGTAGCGCCTGCGCCGGATCCGCCGGTTACGGTAACCGGATTGCTGGGGGTCGATGTGTACTCGCCTGCATTGCTGATCGCCACGCCGGTAATGACCCCTGCTGCGACGTTGCTTACGGTCAGCTCTGTGGTGATCGGCCCGATGCCGCCCACGACCTGCAGCGTATCCCCGACAGTGTAGCCGGTGCCCCCGGTGCCAATGGCCACGGCGCTGGCTTGGTAGTTCTGCGGTGCGACACCGGACATCAGCGGGCGGCGGAACACCGCCGGGAACAGGGCCGCGCCGCGTCCGCCTTCCGGCAGTGCGGTGTCGTACCACGTATTCTCGCGGACGTTGTAGATCACCGCGTGGTTGGGTTCCTCGCTTTCGCCAAGCGGGAAGCACCACCAGATCTCGCCGTAGCGCGGCACCTTGAAGGCGAAGACCTTCTGGCGCTGGCTGGCGTTCAGCCCGTCGAAGAAGAAATTCAGGTTAAGGTTGTTTTCGATTTCACGGACGACGCCGTTGAACATCAGGAAGCGGTCCGAGCCGATCCAATAGAATATCCCGTCGTATTCGATGACCGACTGCGCGGAGAGGATAGACGACTGCGTGCTGATCGTGTCGAACTGGAAAGTCGCAGTGCCGCCGACGTAGGTCATGCGGATAAGGCTGTCCGCCGACCAGAGCAGACCGGACGGGCTGTTGCCCGGGCCGCCGCGCAAAGGCATGCCGCGAATGATCTTCTGGCCGGTGACGTTGGCGTAGCCCGCGCCGCTGCCGACATAGTCCGCCGGGCTGTTGGGCACCGACCAAGCCACGTAGCCGTCGCTGCCGAACACCACGGTGTAAGGCGCGAGCGACACGACACCACCGGTGCAGTCAAAGCCTGCGGGTTTGTTCAGCGCCGGTACGGCAGCCAGCGGGCTGGTGCCGAGCAGGTTGCCGGTGAACAGTTCCCCGCCGGTACTATTGCAGATGCACTGCAGGTTCGGCGCGACCTGCGCCACCAGCTGGTTGCCGTTGGTCGTGTCGTAGGCCGTGGCGAACTGCCAGAGGTTGTTGTCGCTGGCAGTAAGCCCGCTGGTCGGCGTCCGATCAGTGATAACGCTCGTATTGAGCGAGCCGTCGATGTAGAAGCGCTCGACCCGGTTGGCCGACCCGGCGTGGACGTAGGTGATTAGATCCTGCGTGTACTCCAGCAGTGTACGCGGCAGGCCTTGCAGGAACTTGTTGATCGAGCGGTAGCCGCCGATCTTGCGCGGCAAGCCGCGCTGGAAGCGTACCCACTGGCCGTCGACGTACTGGTCGCCCTCCAAGCGGGTGCCATCGCGCTTTATCCCGGGGAGGGATTTAATCGGAATGATCTGTTCTGGCACGACGGCCCCCTGTTGGAAGTCTTAGCGCAGGTCGTTTTCGTCGCGCACGTTGCCGCTCCCGGGAGGAGGCGGCGTGAACTTATCGCGGTTTGCAAAGAGTTTTACGGCGATAATCGCCACAGCGACAACCGAGATGAAAATCATAACTTCCATGGTACACTCTCCTTCTGAACTTACGTGTAAGCAAAGATCACGCGGCCACCGCCACCGGGGGAGCCGCCGACACCGCCGAGACCCGTAGTAACGTCCCCGTCGCCGCCCGCCGCTGGACGCTGGCTGCTAAAAGTGCCAGAACCCGGCGCGCTGTTGACACCCGCAGTACTCAAGTTCCCGCTACCACCGGTAGTATTCGTCGTGCCGCCAGAGGCAGTGCCACCCGCGCCCACCGTGCCGCCCGACGTAGCCCCACCGCCGCCGTTGGCGGTCATGCTTACAGAGCCGCCAGCAACCGTACCGGTTACGCTGGACGCGCCCCCGTTGCCGCCATTGCTGTTGGTGTTGGAGAGTGGTTGGGTACCGGCAGCACCGACCGTGTAGGTGAAGGTATTACCACCAGTGACCGCAATCGCTCGCTCGGAATAGCCGCCCGCACCGCCACCGCGCGGCGCGGTAGTGCTGGTAGAGCCACCCCCGCCGCCCGCCCACACCTTTATGGTTACGCTGGTAGCACCGCTTGGCACCGTTTCCGTCGCCGAAGTACCGGTGTCGTATGTCCGGGTAGTGGGCGGGAAGCCCCCCGCCGCGCCCAGCAGGGCCATGTGGATCCCGCTCATTAGCTCAACCCCGCGCCAGAAATGATAGCTTCACTGGCCGAGTTGAACCAGACCGTGCACACCCCGCGCGCAGCCAGCGTGCGGTTTCCAGTGTTGGTCGTGCCTGCTTGGCGTAGTGTAAGGCTGGTGCCCTGCGTGATGGTGACCGCCGACGCGCTGTCGTTGTAGATCGATATCGCGTCGCCCGCCGCAAAGGTGGCGTTGGGGATGGTTATCCCGGCCGCCACGGCGATGCACTTGCCTACATCGCCAGTCGTGGCGGTGCCGCTAGTGGTCGAGCGTGGGATCGAGCGGAAGCCGATGGTCACGCCGTCGATGGTGGCCGTGGTCGCCACTGAAGTGACCGAGCCGCTCAGCGTAATGTTGCCCGAGCTGGTCACGGTGCCGCTCAGCGACAGACCGTTAGCGGAACCAGTGCCGGACACGCTGGTGACGGTGCCGGTGGTCGAGCTAGTGCCCGCGCCAATAGCCGTGCGGAAGCTGGCCGCGTCGAGTGCGGTGACCGTGTTGTCCGCGTTGAAGCGCGGGAAGGTTACTGCCGACGGGTTGGCCAGCGTGAACAGGTTCGCGCCGACCGTCGTCGCCCCGAGGTTGGTCCGCGCGCCGGTAGCGCTGGTCGCCCCGGTGCCGCCCTGCGTGACACTGAGCGCGGTGGTCAAGCCGGTGATCGACGTAATGTCGCTGTTCGCGCCTGCGGCGGCGGCGCTGAGTGCGGCGCGAGCTGCGGCTGCAGTCGTCGCCCCGGTGCCCCCTTGGCCGATGCTGAGCGCGGTGGTCAGGCCGGTGAGCGACGTGATGTCGCTATTCGCGCCCGAGGCCGCCGCGCCGATGTTGAGCCGCGCGCCGGACGCGCTGGTCGCCCCGGTGCCGCCATTGGCCAGCGCCAGCGTTCCGCCAAGGGTCAGAGTGCCGGAGCCGGTGACAGGACCGCCCGTGAAGGACAGCCCGGTGGTGCCGCCGCTGGCGTCGACCGAGGTGACCGTGCCTCCGCCCGCCGTTGACGCGATGGTGATGGAACCATTTCCGTTCGTAACAGTTATACCACTGCCCGCCGTAATGGTGGCTTTGGCCAAGCCGCCGGTGGACGAATTACCGATTAGCAATTGTCCGTCTGTATAGGTGGTCTGGCCGGTACCGCCGTTAGCAACAGCGAGCGTGCCCCCAAGCGTAATTGTGCCCGAGGTTGTGACCGGACCCCCCGCCGTGGTCAGCCCCGTCGTACCGCCGCTGACGTTGACGCTGGTAACAGAGCCAGACCCCGTACCGACGCCCACGCCGTTGATGAACAGGCCGGTCGCGTTGATGGTGCCGACGCCCTGCGCGCCTCCGGTCGGAGCGCCGATCTGGATCCCGGCCGCGTTGGTCAGGGCCGTGATGTCACCGTTCGAACCGCTGGCCGCCGCGCCCAGATTGGCGCGCGCCGTAGCTGCGACGCCCGAGCCAGTACCGCCCTGCGCCACGCTGAGCGGCGTGGTCAGACCCGTCAGCGACGTGATGTCGCTGTTCGCGCCAGAAGCCGCAGCGGCGATAGCCGTACGCGCAGCCGCCGTGGTCGCAGCGGTGAAGACCGCCGCGCCGATCCCGGTAGCGCCCAGATTGGTGCGCGCCGAGCTGGCGGTCGAAGCCCCGGTGCCACCCTGCGTGACAGGCAGGATCCCGGCGAACGGCGCGGACGTGGTGGCCGAAATGATCTCGGTCCCGTCCGAATAAAGGATCGCCGTTTCGCCTTGGTTGACCGCCGTCGACGTAGCACCGCCTGCAGCTTTCAGGCTGAGCGTGAACGAGCCGGTCGTGGCGTTGTTCACCCAGTACTGCTGGACTGTCGCCGGGACCACGATGGTCACGTTCGACGTCAGCGCACCGGTGAACTTGTAGGCAATCCGGTTCAGCTCCGACCCGGACAAGGTGTAGGTGCCGCCGGTTACGGCAATTGACGTGTAGTCAAAGGCGAAGACAGCCTGCTGTCCGAGGCCGATGGTGAACCACTCCAGCCCGTCGCTGATAACCGTGGCGCTGTCGCCCGGCTGGAGCAGCAAGGTCGAGCCGTTGTTGATCGTTTCCGAGCCGTTCGGGTCGACGGTAAGATCGCCCTGCCCGGCGTTGTGCACCTGCACGAACCAGCCGTCGCCAGCCGTCGCGGCGGCGGGCAGGTTGAGGGTGCCGAGGCCGCCGGTCCAGACGAAGGTCTGCGCGCGGTCTGGAGCGGTCAGGCTGTAGGGGGTGGCCGAGAAGTCGGTCACCGGGTAGTTCTGCGCCAGCGTCGAGCCGTCGGTGGTCAGCCCGGCCCCGGCCAGCGCGGCTGCCTGAGCCTGTGCGGTCGCCGCACCGTAGCGGAACGAGCGCCAAGTCCCGCCGACCGTGCTATTGTTGGTCAGGTAGGTCTGCCACTGCTCGCCCGGCCCGATGCTCAAGATGGCGTTGCCGTCGGCGCGGTTGACAGTGATCGTCGAGGGACCGAGGTTGTTGAACAGGATCGTGGTGCCGACGCTGACCGCCTGCGCGTCCGAAAGCGTGATGGTGTAAGGACCAGTCGGTGTGACGTCGATGATCCGCGCGGCCACGTTCTGGCTGTTGCTGTCGAGCGGCCAGTCAAGCGTGGTATCCCCGCCCAGCGTGAGCGCCAGATAGGATACGTCCGAGGGGTAGATGGCGTTACCGCCGAAGGTCTGAGTGAAGCTGGACATTGGTTAAGCCTCCTTGCGCGCCGCGCTGCGGTCGAGGATCTTGGCCAGATCTTCGCCGTTAAGCATGGCGGCGCTGCGGTCGTACATGTTCTGCCAAACGCCGATACGCTCGTCGTTCTTGAGGAAAGGTGTGGCCTCCAGCAGCGTACCGTAGAGCAGCAGTTCCGGGGCGTTTTCCGTAAGCCAGTTGGTCTGATGCTCCTCGTCGAGGAGCGGCGGGAGCTGGTAATAGAGGATCTCGACCGGGTAGTCCGCGTCGGGCGTCGGGACTAGCAACCAATGGTTGTAGTCGTAGTCGCTGTAGAATTCCGGCTCGCCGGTCGCGGTGGCGTCCGGCCAGTAGGCGCGCAGGTATTCGTAAGCCCGGGTGAACAGGTTCTTGCGGTTCTCGTTCTGCGCGCCGGTGCCGATGGTGACCGACACGGTGTCACGCCAGCGGTCCGGCTTGGTCACCACGGACTGGCCGCCCTGCACCGTGGTGGTGACCACGTTGATGAAGCCTTGGATCTTCAACTCGCGGGCGATGCGCCGCTCGGCCAGATTGATCAGACGCGGGATCTGCTCGAAAACGATAGGGTCCGCAGCGAGCGTGGCCCCGCGCTCCAGATAGCGCTGGACATCCTGCTTGAGCGTCGTAAAGGTGGTCGCGGTTGCCATGGTGGTGCCCTTATATCACTTTTCGGCGGCTTGCACAGCGGCAAGCCACGCCTGAATTAACGCACGTTGGCGAGCCGCGCAGGTGCCATAAGCGAAGACCACATCGGCCTCCCACTGCAGGCGATCCGGGTCAATCAGCGGCTGCGGCAGTTGGGGCAGATCCGGGCACGGCTGCGACAGGTTGGCCGGAGGCGGCGGCATTGGCACGCTTACGCGCGTCGTCGAGCAGGCCGACGCCAGCAGCAGGCACGGCGCAATCAGCAGGAACTTCCACATTTCGGTACACCTCGCGGATGGTGTTGCGGGTCTCGATCTCGCGCGGGCGCAAGTCCGCCAGCACTTTCTCGTATTCGGACGACGGCTTGTAGACCGCCGCGATGGCAGCCTTCTCCGCCTTGTTGGCGCGCTCGACGGCTTTGAGTTGGTCCGCATCGGCCTTCCAGTCGCGGACCGTCCAGCCGCCCAGCACACCGACCAGCAGCGCGCCGCCTGCGGTGTAGAGGACGAGCGGGTTCATTCTTCCGGCTCCTGCCCGTTGGCCTCAAAGCTGACCACACCGGCGCTTCCTTTCAGGTTGCGGATGGCGTTGCGCACTGTCAGGCCCAGCATGACCAGACCCATCAGCACCACGGTGCCGATAGCGATCTGGCCAAGGATCCCGAGGCGTTGCTCCTCGGTGCCCATGGGCCACGCCTTGTAGGCGAAGATGTAGATCAGCCAGACGGTCAGGCCGCCAGCAGCGATCCCGCCGCCCAGCCACGCGAGACCGTACAGCCACGCGCGCTTTTCAGGTCCGGTCATTCGCCCGCCTCCTTCAGCCACGCAGCCACGTCGAAGCTGGGGCAGTCCTTGGCTACGCCGGGCCAGTCGCGGTGACCGCGAATGACGATCCCCGGGTAGCGCGCCTTGTAGGTCCGGATCAGGGTGAGCAGCGTCTTCTTCTGCGCCTCGGTCCGGGTGTCCTTGGCCTTCTTGCCCAGTTTGTCGACGCCGCCGATGTAGCAGATCCCGATGTTGCCGGTGTTAGCCTTGCCGACGTGCGCGCCCTTCTGGTCGTCGCGCAGGGTGCGGTGCATCGCGCCGTCCAGTTCGACGACCCAGTGGTAGCTGGTCTGGCCGAACTTGGCCTTGTCCCACGCGGTGATCTGCTCGTGCGTGACGTGCCGCCCCTCGGGCGTCGCCGCGCAGTGTATGGTCAGGAACTTGACAGGTCCGAGAGCGGGCATGGCGGTCTCCTATACTACGCGTTGGCCACGGAAGTACGCGTGGCCGTCGATTACTTCGCACAGTTCCGGGGGTAGCATGCGGCCTTCCTTGAAGGTCAGCACGGCGAAGCCGGGCGTGTGCGGGGTGGCGTTGTTCTCACCGTACTCAAACTGCGGCGCGAGCGGGTCAGACAAGGTGCCGGTATCGACAGCCCAGCGCCGCCCGTTGTAGTCCGCCCAAGGCGTGACCAGCAGACGGTGCAGGTGCCCGGTGACAATGCTACGCCCCGACTTCAGGGCGTTGTTGTACCCGGCGTGGATGCCATTGTGCCAGCGGTGCTTGATCATCGTGCGCCCGTTGACGTCCAGCGACCACGCAAAGTCCCAGTCGTTGAAGCGGTCCTCCAAGCGGCTCAGCACGCCCTCGTATTCGGCTGCGTTCTGGGCCAGCATGCGGTCGAAGCGCTGGTCGTGGTTGCCCATGTTCCAGAAGAACGCGCAACGCTTCGGCCCCGCAGCGAGACGGATCTCATGCAGGTTTTCGTCGCAAATGTCCAACTCTTCCTTGACCGTCGGCAATTTCTCCCAACCAAGCCGGGCGTGGCGCGAGACCCGCGCGCCGTCGAACAGGTCACCGTTGGCCACCACGACACTGGGCCGCATATCGCGGATCACTTCGAGCAGCGCCCGGTGCGCCAAGGTCTTGCCTTGGTTCGGCCACCAGTGCGCGTCCGAGAAGACCACGATCACGCCGTCATCCAGATCGAATTGATTGACGCGCTTATAGGCCCAACCTTCGTCGCGCCACGTCGAGTTCTTGTCTGCGTTGGGGGTCGAGGCGACCGTGCTTAGCACGACGCCCTTGTCCGCCAGACGTTTGCGGCGGTTGTACACCCCGCGCTCTGTTATGCCCAAAAATTCGGCTACCGCCTTGGGGCTGGCGTGACCAGCCTGCCATGCGGCAATGAATTGATCGTCAGAAACTCTCACGCAAGCGCCCCCTTGCTTGTTGAACTCAGTTTGACAGTTTGACCAGTACCGCGAAGCCAGCCCCCGCCAGCGCGACCAGAGCGCGGTCGACCCACTTGGCCACCGCCGTGTGCTGCGGCTGCTGCTTTTCGAGCGCGTTGATGCGCTCGCCCTGCGCCGCCATGTGATCGTCAATCCGGCTGATGGCCTTGAAGGCCCGCTCCAGCGAGGCGGCGATCTGGTTCTGTTGCTGCTCTACCAGAGCGAGCTTGGTAATGGCTTTGGACAACTCGTTCAGAGCTGCCTTTATTTCGCCCACATCTTGGTGAAGCACATCCAGCTTCACCCCAAACACGTCTTGGTTCACAACGCCCCCAGTCATTTCAGGTGTTCAAGTTTGTAGATCGTGCGCAGGTACACGTCGGTCACTGCGTCGATCAGGTTGCCAAGTGCGCGGTTGCCCCCGCAAATGTCTTCGTGGTTCTTTTCGATCCAGTCCGCGTCACCGCGCAGGACGGACACGATGTCACCGCCCTTGGAGGCAGGGGCGGGAATATCGCCGACTAGGTCGTTCACACCCTGATAGCTTTCGACCAGCGCGTCGATGGCGTCAACGACGTCGTCGTAGAATGCACCCAGCGCCTGATGCTGGGCGTAGCTCTTGGTCCGCCAGTGGTTCCAGTGCGCGAGGTTGCGGGCGTAGAACACCCGGGAAATGAGTTGTTCGATAGCCATCATACGGTCCACGGCAGCGGGGGTGAAACAACGGGCGGGTTGGCTTGAGCTTCGAGCAGACTGTCGACGTCGGCCAGTACGAGCGCGATCTGGTCAGCGCCCATTTCGGTCAGCAGCCAGCCGGTCACCTGCTCGGCTGTCAGGCTCTCAAACGGCGTGAACTGCGCCGCCGGGTCGAATTGGACGCGTTGGCAGCCGTACGAGCAGCGCACACTGTTGGCACCGTCGCTGCCAACGACTTCCCAGTGAATATCGCGCACGACGTTAAGCCGCCCGTCGATCTGCGGCACGGCGTCAAGGCGCAGGATGTTCCAAGTATAAGTGTTTGTCATGTCACGTTCCCGCTTATTACCCAAACCGTAGACGTGACCTTAAGGATGGTCGCCACACCGTAAACCGCGAGGGTGCGGGTGCCGGTGTTGGTCGTCCCCGCCTGCCGGAGGGTGTCTGTCGTTATGGCGATGGTCTGGGTCGAAGCGCTGTTGTTGAAAATCGTGATCGCGGTGCCAATGGGGAAGGCGACCGACGCGTTGGCGGGTATGGTGACGCCGCCGGTGGTGATGCTGATGTGCTTGCCCGCATCGGTCAGCGCGAGAGTGTATGCCGCCGTTCGTGAGTTTTGCGGTATGCCCCGGAAACCGAGCGTGGTAGCCGAAATGGTGCCGCTCTCGGTAATCGACGTGCTGGAGTTGATCGACGTGGGCAGATCGGCCGTAGCGATGGACGCGCCGGTCGTGACGCGGCCCTTAGCGTCGACGGTGACCTTGGTGTAGGTTCCCGCCGTCACGCCGCTGTTTGCCAGCGTCAGCGAAATGGCCGTGGTGCCACTGCCGCTGGCGTCTCCGCTGACCGTGATCGTCTGGTTTCCGGTCAAATAAGACACGTTCGACGCCGCCGTGACCAAACCCTTGGTGTTGACCGTGACGTTGTTGTAGGTGCCTGCCGTCACGCCGCTGTTTGCCAGCGTCAGCGTGATCGCTGTCGCGCCGGACCCGCTGGCGTCTCCGCTGACCGTGATCGTCTGATTGCCGCTGATATAGCCGCTCGGGTTGGCCGCGTCGTACGGTGTGTATGCCAACGCGGCCGTCACGTCCGCCGAGGACAGGGTTACCGCCCCGGTGCGGGTGTTGAAGCTGGTCACCCCGCCACCGACCGTGGCGAAGCTGAGTACGCCGCTGCCGTTCGTGACCAGCGCCTGACCTGACGTTCCGTCTGCGCTGGGCAGCGTGAACGTCACCGTGCCGGAAGACGGTGAGGCGAGGGTGACGGACCCCGCAGAAGCGTGGTTGAGGTTGATTGGCATTAGAAGCCTACCTCCGTGCTTTCTAGTTCGCAGTGCCAGCGGATGGTGGTCGCGGCCTGCCCGGTGACAGTTACAGCGAGACAGCCCAGCGTGGTATCGGCCGAAACCGCCACCGTCCACGTAGACGCCCCGCTGTCCTGTGCGATCAGGTTAATTACCGGCGCCCCGACCAAAGCCGTGGTGGCAGCGGAAGCACCGCGCTTGATTACCGCTTCAAAGGTCCACGCCGAAGTGTTACCCGCTCCGGTCACGGCAGCGATGATCTTTCCTCGAACGATATACGCGCCGTTATTCGGCAGTGTCAGTTGGTTCGATGTGGCCGCCGTGGCCGGTCCAATCGACGTAAGGCGTGTAGCCGTCGCGTTCGTCGTCTCGGTTATGTAGGACAGCTTTCCGCTCTGCGCTTTTCCGTAGCCCCAAGTTACATAGTGCGCGGACAGGACTATGTTGCCCGTGATCGACCTAGTAGTGCCGTACGCGCCGCCGATGACGACGGAGTAGTTGCTATTGGCGAGGTTGTTTTGACCGCCGAGGACAACCGCGCTCGCACCGCCCGCAGTACTCTGATCGGAAGACAGCACCGCAGAACCATAACCGTTCGCGTTACTACCGTTCCCGCCCAAGACGGTCGCGGCGAAGCCAGCGGCGCTGCTGTTGTAGCCGCCGATAATGGTTGAGTAATCCCCCGACGCCACGGACGAGGCAAACGAGCGGACCATCTGGAGATCAACTGCGTACTGCCCGCGCTTGTTGCCGCCCGTGCTTGTGTTGTCGGGTATAGCCGCCAAGATCGCGCCCGTACCCTTGGGCCGCAGCGCGGCGTCGACATTGGCCGCAGCGTTGGTTGCGGTAAACGAGACGACCGGGACCGTGGCGTTCGGCGCAGAGGTGCTGACCGCCTCCGTCCAGTTGGTCAGCCCGCCGCCGGTGCCGTTCGACGCC